TCATAGTCTTGCTGTATTACGTTTCACTTCGGCGATGTCAACCTGCATCTGTTTGATTGGTTTAATAATTTCACCTGTATTTTCTCTGATTTGCTGTAATTCTAAATAAGAGTTAGCCAAAATAGTACGTGTCTCGTCGGCGATATTGTACATACCGGTAGCTTGTGCTGTCAAGGCACTGATGGAGCCTCGCAGTTCCGTAATGGCTACCGTTTGCTGCTGTTCTGCCGTCTCAATACGAAGATTGGACTCATACACGGCAGTGAATCGTCCGCTCAGTTCTCCGGCATCCTCGTGCGTCATTTCCGTACCGAATCCGCGGCTGGAGGCCGACTGCTGGGAACTGCTGCCAGCCTTGTCGTATCCGGTAGCTGCGGCAAGTTCATCCCGTAGTTTCAATGCTTCATTCACGTACCCCATATATTCGTTTTGGAGTGAATTACGTTCACTCTCACTCAGGTTTCCGTCCTTCATACTTTCACCGAATCTGTTCCACCAGTCTTCCAGCTTCTGGCTGTACATGTTACCGATTTTATCTGAAAGCATGGCACGCATAAAGTATTCGGATAGGTTATCCGCAAAATCTTCCGCCGAGGCATCCATATCCATAAGGGTATCGATGAAACTATCATACATGGAATCAAAACTTATTCCGGTAAGCTGTTCGAAAAGTCCCTCTTTTAGTTCTTCGAGGTTTCCAGCCAGATCTGCATATTCACCTAGTGCATCAACGACACTATTTCCATAGCCTCCTTTCCCTGAATCGGCCATTTTCTGCCACAAGTCTACATTCTGACGTAATAAGTCCATCTGCTCCGGAGACATCTGCCACAAAGAATCTGTACCTGTGAACTCTGCCATGACATTTTCCCGAATCCATTGTATGTCACTTTCCGACCAGCCCATGTAATAGGCCCAGCTATGATGGCTGCTGTGATAGCCAGCATTTGCCTGCGCTTTTGCAAGGACATTCTTGTTGTATTCCTCCTGATACTTGATGGCTTTATTGTACTCTGCTACGGATTTCTCACTTCCCTTGCTGGACTTCATTTCTTCTGTAAGGGATTCGATGGCAGACTGCAGCTTTTCGTTTCTGTCCGTGAGTCTGTTGATGGTATCCTGCACCTCTTTTTCGTTTCCTCCAATACCGAAGAGTTTGCTGAATCCGCCGAAAGTCAGGGTATCCCATATTCCACCTACAGACTTAAAGACACTACTGAATATGTTACTGACGAAACCATCCAGCCCCTGCGTCCCGATGGCATCTAAAAGAGAAAATGCAGCTCCAATTATACCTCCAAGTTTCTCGCTCTCTTCTGCAAATATGTCTACTATATTTCCGGCCAAATCACCGACCTGAGAGAGGGAAATTTCAGAGTTTGAACCAAGCTGGGTAATGACGTTCGACAATGTGACAAGGTTGCTTGTCGTTTTATCTGTCGACTTTTGTACATTGACCTGAGCGTTCTGCTGTCTTTTCTGGGCATCATTCAGTTTCTTCGTGGCCGCTTCCTTCTGTTCATCTGTTCCGCTTCTCATGGCTTCGTTGTATTCCTCCTGAGCTTGTGACAGTTCTTCCTGTGCCTTGGCCAATTCGCTTAACTGTTCGGGTAGGTCGGCCAGCAATCCTCCTTTGTCGATAAGGGTTGACTGGATGTTGCTTAAAGCCTCGTCAATGACCTTCTTCTGGTCAACAGCCATATTCTTGTATTCTTCGGAGTTCTTGAAGTCCCTAAGCTGCTGCTTTACCTTGTTCAGGGACTTTTTGGATACCTTGTCCAAGTCACCGAAGATAAGTTCCCAGTTGATTCCCTGTTTCAGCTTCTCAAGATCAAGGGAGGAGAGTGCCTTATCCATTTCTTTTTGGAGTATGTCCTTGTCTCCCTGAGTAGTGGCCTCTGAGATTTTACGGGTGTACTCGGCTATGATTGCATCACGTTTCTGCATAAATGTACCATAGCTTTTCAGGTAACGTTCGTTGGCCTCGATTGCAGCTTGATTTTCAGTTTCTGTAATTTCGGCCAGACCTTTTTCACGCGACGTCATGGCATTAGACGCACGACTTCCTAATACTTCCCGCTGTTCAGACGTAAGTTTTCCTTCTTGTGCATCTTCCCATTTTTTGCGCTGTTTTCTAATTTCGTCGATTTCTCGCTGGTAATCCAGTTCTATCTGACGGCGTTTCTTTTCGGAACCTTCTTCCATCAGGTTGATTTCTTCCTGCTGGTTCTTCAGACGGAGTTGGAGCAGTTCTTCAGCAAGCTGTTGCTGCTCTTTCTTTTGTCGCTCGGCTTCCTTTTGGGCGTCTTTTATAGGTTTATCGGAGGTAACACCACCAAGATTCTTGTACGCCTTTTCGGTGGTTTCCACCCGTTTCTTGGCTTTCTCGTATTGTTCGGAAGTGAATTTATCCTTTTCAGCTTCAATCTTTTCCAATTCTTTCTTTGCTTCCTCCCAGTCCTTGCGCGCTTGCTCATAATCCTCTGCATAGGTTTTCGGAGCTTCCTCTTTAACGGAAAGTTCTCTGTTTACATCTGTCAGTACCTCTTTGACCCATTTGGCACGTTCCTTCTGTAGTGATTCAAGCTGTTCACGATATTTCTTTACACTTCCCCAATCTGAATTGGCCTTTGCTGTATTAAGGTTGTTTTGCGTAACTGCTATTTGGGCGTCAATGTTTTCAACCATCCTTTGTTTGGATTCTCGGCTTGATACGGATGCTTGGTCGTTGTATTCCTTCCATAACTCTATCAGGTCGGTTATATGCCCTTTTTCGTCAACATATTTTTTGAAAATGTCAGGATATTCACTTTTCAGCTTATTTAAAGCATCCGCTCTCGCTACGGTTGCAGTAGTTTCGTCATTGATGGTGCTTATAAGGCTTTCAAGGCTCTTTTTGCGTTCTTCTTCCTTATTTTTCATTTCGGACGATTTTTGGCAGAACCTTTCCTGAGCCTTTTCAGCCGCTGTAGTACTGTCAGACAATGCCCACATGGTTGCCACCAGTCCGGTAACCACCGTAGCTACTGCCACATACGGATTGGTCAGCATGGCTGCGTTAAGCAACAGTTGTGCTTTCCGGGCAATAACCCTCGCATTTGTCAAAGCTACTTCTGCGAGGATGTGTTTGCTTGTGGCAATAGTGGCCAACATGACAGCCGTTCGATATGCTCCGTAAGTGGCGATAAGACCTACCAACACCTTACCTACCGTTTCGTAGTTTTGAATGAGCGTCGTAGTAAGCTGTATGCCTTCCATGATTACCCCCTCGGATGCTTGTCCCATTTCGTTGAAGGCGTTGTCCAAGGCATCCTGCATCATGGATAATTGTCCGTTAATGGTCTTGGAAGCATTCTCGGACATCTGGTAGAACTTGCCGCCTGCGCTGGTAGCATCGATGAATGCCTGTTGTACCATTTCTGCGGAAACAGCACCTTTGGACATCTCGTCTTTCAGCGTTGCGATGGATTTCCCTGTTTTTTCGGCGATGATTTGCAGAGGATTGAATCCGGCGTTTATCATTTGGTTCAAATCCTGACCCATGAGCTTTCCTGCGGCAGACATTTGGGAAAACGCAAGTGTAAGAGACTTGAATTTAACGCTGTCTCCCATTGATATATCGCTCAATGCCTGAAGGTATCGCACCGTGTCTTCCGCCTGGATGTTGAAGCCAAGCATCATCTTTTCGGCATTCACCATATCGGTAAGAGTAAGCGGGGAAATCTTGGCCATTTCTTTCAGTTGAGCCATCAGTCCGGAGGCTACATCTTTCCCTACCATAGTTTCAATAGCTGTCTGCATAGACTGGAACTCACCACGGACACGGACAATCTGTGAAGCCAATGATTTCAATGCCGTAGCTCCTCCGATTATACCAAGCATCTTCCCCCACGACAGAGAAAGACCGTTGTTGATTTCTACCGTATCGCCTGCCTCTTTCTTATAGAGAGAATACTCATCCCTGAGTTTTTTCACCGAAAGCCGAGCTTCAGCTTGTTGCTGCGTTAATCCAAACAATGCCGCTTTCTCTTCATCGAGTGCCTTGCGGGCAGCGTTGTATTCTGCCAGCTTGCCGGATGCTCCTATAGGATTATTCTTCAAAGCCGTGCGATAAGCGTCCCCAAGACGTTTCACATCAAACTCTATGTCCTTGATGACAGCCCGTTGGGCAATAATCTTTTCGGATAATCCGTTCACCGTCTGTGAGGCATCGTATATTTTCTTCTTGAAGCCATTCTCAATCTCAGCTCCGGCCTTGGCTGCTTCGGTTACCAGCCCCATCATTTGTTGGCGAGTAGCCGCAAGCTGTGTTTCCAAGGCTCTGGCCGCTGCCGGAGCCTTGTTTACATCCATCTTCTTGAGCTGAGCTTCCAGTTTACTAATCTCATTACGAAGTCTTATAACTTCATCATATTGTGCGCTTACGCGGAATACAAGTGTAGCCATATATTAAAAACTGAATATTAATCGTTTGAAATTACTATTCATTTCATTAACATTCAGATTTTAGAGGAATGAATACCGAACAAATAAACTATTGTTGCGTATTTATGTTTTTTCGATGTTTTATTCTACCATTAGCATATTCTTTCCGCTTATAGATATGGCTATTATCACCTGTTTCTAATACAGTTTTTATCGCTTCTTCAACCCATTTTTTGCCAAATTCTTTATATCTGTTTCGCAAAGTATCTTGAGATAGATTTAACCGTTGCGACCAATCATGTATAGTTAAAGATTTATTGCCAACAGTTATAAAGTCAGATTTATATTTCTGCCTTACATTTTCACTTAAAGTTACCCATCTGCAATTCTTAGGCTCATAATTGCCATCTGAATTTATTCTGTCTATTGTAAGATTTTCTTTATAACCGTTTACTATTGCCCAATCGCAAAACTTCTGAAAATCGTTTAGCCATTCATCACAAACACTAACACCTTTTTTACCATAATTTTTATATGCTTTTCTTGTAGGATTGCAACAGCGTTCTTTCATCTTAGACCATATATTATACAGCCTTGTATGTGTTTTACCGTGTTTTATATTAGTTTCTTTTGTTCTTTCCACATTTAAGCAGCCACAACTTTTAGTTATGCCACTATGTAAATTGCATTCTCTGGCGACTATCATCTTACCGCAATCGCATTTACATTTCCATAATGCAACATGATTACTTGCGAATCCAACGTGTTTTAAAGCTATCAATCTTCCAAACCTTTGACCTGTAATATCTTTTATATCAAACTTTGAACACCCACAACTCTTTGTTATCCCATTTCTCAAATTACTTGAACGAACAACACAAGTTTTGCCGCAATCGCATTGGCAAAGCCACTTGAAATGCTTGTCTTTATCATCAGATTTTCGTTCTACCTGTTTTAGAACGACAAGTCTGCCAAATCGCAAACCTGCCGTTATTTTAAATGCTTCTCTCATAATCAAGCTGCATCTTTACCCAAAAACTTATTCACAAAGTAAACTTGACCTTTACCTGTTACTTTTGTGGTTGTAGAAACAAGTATTGAACCATCTGGCTTGTTTATTGTCGTCTGCTTCAGTTCAAACAGTCCTAAATCCATAGACTTTTGTGTGGGCTGGTTGTAATATTGCCCTTTTGAGCATAAGTAGCCATTTTCACGCATCCAAGTGAACAAACGGTTCTGACCTATATTCACGCCATTCTGTTGCAATATCTTTGCAAGCTCGGCTACCAAGCATGAACGTTGAGAAGTTGAAACTGCATCAGCAAATAGGACTTTAGGTGCATTGGACTTTATTGTTTGTTCTGCAAGTTCTGCCTTTTGTTCGGCTTCAATTCGTTTCTGCTTTTCTTCTTTCAGGTTGGTTGCAAGCCGAATTAAGAAATCAGGTGAGGTCAAAGCCTTTTCAAGCGTTTCTTGTGTCATGTATGCACCATGCTTGCGAATTGAGGGTAGAACTTCATCACAAACCCAATCTTGAAATTTTTCTGCATTGGGCAGTTTTGATTTCATTGTTAATCTATAAACTTCGCTCTCTTTGCCATATTTTATAGGTTGTATACCACTCTGAGTAGGGGTTTCCAAAACAGTAACCCCCTTGCAATGGTCTATAACCGCTTTTGCAGGGTTTGAATAGCCAAGTGCTTTTGCTACATCTGCCAAGCAAAATAACGGTTCATCATTCTCATTCATAGTAATTCTCACCTTTCCAAATTGCTCATTTTGGAAAATCTGGATTTTATTCATATTTTTGTCCAAATTTGAAATTTGACATATCCCCATTGGCAGCTCAGTCACTTCCGCCTTTGGGGATTTTATTTTGACTGAATTTGTAGCAAGCTGGGATTTGAACCCATGCACACCTGAATGGCTTGCCTTGACCTATCACGCCTGACATATAAAAAGGCAAATCTTATAAGAGGTCTAAAGTGGCTGTTTACCCCTTGAAAGAAATGCCTTGAATATCTTTGTAACGCTACAGCCACGAAGCGCATTTTGTTCTAAAGCAAAGTTACCAACCGCCAAATATTTGTCCTAAAGATTACCGTGTTTAGAACAAACATTTGGCTGATTGTTTCAAAATAATTGTGTGCAGGTAAATTATCGGTGGTGGTCTGATAACCGTTATATCCATTTTTACTGTTTCAATGACTCATTAATAAGACTTTGAAGTTCTTTTAGTTCTTCTTCTGTTAATCCATATACATTACCTAGTGCAGATGGATTTTCAATTCTCAAAGCATACTTGACATTATCCAGTTGCTTTTCTTTAGGCAATACTGCTAGTTTAAATCTCTTGCTCATAATGAAACTTTTAAGTTAATGATATTATTAAATTCTCGCTATTGACAATAAGGTGGCGGTCTTATTCTAAGAATCATAATCGTGTGTGAGAGTTTTTATGATGCTTTTCTGACTAGATTTATATCTTCTATCTTTTCTGCATTACCTAATCCATAGATTGCATTATCCATATGTACGCCAGTAAGTCCGAGCATTGTTTTTCGCTCACCCCAACATTTTGCGTTTAAATCTGACAGCATTTTTGATATACGTAAAACAGCATCAATCGCATACTTATTTTCTTCGATATCAAAATCATCAACTGTAATTATATGGCTTACAAGGTTAGTTAGGTTAGAAGCCAAGTCTACACTGCCATACATGTTTAAAATACCTTTACCAAGTGTGGCTAACTCAAAAATTTGCTCTGCAGTAAGACCACCCATTTTTTTACTAAGTTCTGAAAAATCCATATCTATATTGTTTTAATGTTAATACTAAGCTATCTTCATAAGGTTGCATTTTTTGAAACAACGCCATTCTTCTTTTTCACAATCGAAGTACACTTGGCAGTTATCTGCTGTTTTCTTTGTACCCTTTGTTTCTGGTATTCTACCACTCATTAAAGTACCGAAAGCCTGACGCAGCGTGCCGTCTGTTTTTTTGAAATAGAACTCAACCACTTTTTTATGAAGCAATGCACGAAGTTTGATATTAGTCCACGCACATTTCAAAGCTTCACTCATTGAATAACCGTTCTTGCGTGCAAATGACCAAGCAAGGCTCATAATCTCTTTTAATAGGTTTCTCTTTTCTGTTGCCATAGTTCTTATATTTATCAGTTCTTTAAATGCTGTTTAAATTTTACACCGCAAATATAACTGATATTTAAATTATATCACAAGTCTTTATAGACAATAAAAGTTAAATATAAAATTGACATTTAAATTATTTGCCTATTATTTAAGTAATAGATATTTTTGTACTATAAAATCAAATTTAAATGAGAATTAAAGAATTGTTGCGAGAAAAAGGAATTACCGCAAAAGAACTGGCTTCAAAAATCGGTATGACTGAAACTGGGTTAAGTATCGCCATGGGAGATAATGGAAACCCACCATTAAAGAGATTAGAACAAATCGCCGCTGCTTTAGGCGTGCCAGTAACAGAACTCTTTGAAAAACCTAAAGAGGGGGTTATACATTGCCCTCATTGCGGAAAGGAGATAAAATTGAATCCGAATGTATAATCATTAAAAACGAAAGACTATGATGGAATTTCTTTCTATTGTTATGCTGGTATTCGGCATCTTACAAATTATCCTATTCTTCAAAATATGGGGAATGACAAACGACATTAGCAGGATAAGGAGCATTATTGAAAAAGAAATCCAGCAGAAAACAATAGCTAAACACAATAAAATTCCTAATGAAAATGCCATTAACCTTTTAAAAGGAACATGGGGAAAAGATGTTTCAGAAGAGGAGAAAAATATGGCACAAAGTTTAGTTCCCAAATTGATGGATAATGAAGTAATACTTTTAATAAAAGGGAAGTTAGTTGTATATGATTCTAATAGTTTATCTGAACTGAATGATTATAAAATTATATACTATAAATAACCGTTCCATCCCCGTTCCTTGAGGTTCGGGGTTAATTTATTTTTTATAATGAGATAAAGAATAAAAACACTTTCTCTATTACTGTCTTCTTCATTAAACTTTATAAACCATAAAGTACATCTTATTAGAACTAATATTGCTATTGATGATAATATTATTAGTAATAATAGTTAAAATCATAATGTTGCTACTCATAATAATGCTATTGTTTGATGTTTATTGTTATATTTGCAACATCATTTCGTAACAAAGTTACATTACTGGATATGAAAACTTCTACTTATACACAAGAGACATTGATAATAGAGAAACCTTCTAAGGGCTTATTAAACTTTATAAATCAACTGAGAGACAGGAAATTATCTCAGCAAGAAAAATTGCGCAATCAAAAAGCATTTAATATCGAAATAAAAGCATAATTTTTTTAGATGGAGGAAATTTCCATTTCTATTAGTTCAAAATCGAATGATGAATATCGAATTATATTGTCTCCTTTCAACCAAGATATAATTCCGTGTGAAGTGCGTAAATCAATTCGGGATATAGAAATAGCAGATGTTACCTTAGAGAGGGTTAAAGGGGAGAATCCAACCGATATTGGAATATTGCTTAAAATATCAGATATCATAGGCAAAGTTCTTAATGATAACAATAACCTTATATTGTATTTTTATTGTGATGATATGCATGATATTCCAAGAAGGGATAAGGCTTTGACGCCTCAAAAGTTCAGAAGTCTCCTATTCTCAAGAATGTTTGATAAGTATATATCATCAAATAGTATTATCAACATAATAAATACGCCTATTGAAATTAAAGCAGATAGGCATATTTATATCCATCTAATATCAAGAGCCTGCCATTTAGAACACGTAAATGCTATAAAAAGTACAATAATGGAAATGGAATCAAAATAAAGCCGGAAATTATCCGGCTTTATTAATAAGGAAAATCACAACTCCCGATATATAGCTATTGGGTCAATTATACATTCATTTTCTAATCTACTGGTAAAGGAATCTTCCAACTTTGCTAATATGTTGAGGATATTTCGATTAGCTGATTTAAACGCATTCCCCTCTCCATGAACATCATCCAAATTTGCTCTACTATTACCTATTTGTGTAATAGTACCAATAATTGTAAATTCAACTTCGCTCTTTCTAGAATACTTGTATATCAATGAATCTATATTTTCTTTTAAAAAATCTCTATTTAGTACAGATGAAAATAAAATATTGTTAGGAGCAGGGAGTAAGATTTCAAGATTGTTTTTATAGCCGTATAACACGATATTTTTTAAATGATCGAGCCACTTCTCATCTAATCTTAAACCATTACCTTTTAAATATTCTTCAAACCTTTTATCGATTTCTTTTTTTAGAAGCCCAACTTTGTTCCTTTGCTCTCTATCTTTAGCCTTATTTGTTAGTTCTTTTAATTCATCCTTTACTTTTCCTGAATTGTCAAAATATTGGATATAACCAAGTCCCTCACCTAATGTATTAAAATTTAGCAAAGTATCTGTTGAAGCCTTGTAGTCATTGAAAAATATTTTTCCTTTAATTCTTATAAAGCTTTTATCAATAATATCTTCAATTGTGTCAGTATTACATGGAGTATATAACTTTCCTCTTGCTTCTAATTCTTTTTCTAATAATTCAAAAGCATAATCATGTAAAAAACGTTTTTCAGAAGAATCCTTTTCTTTGACGAGAATATCTCCCATAACTCTACCACTACCCAAGCTACCTTTTTGTTGTTCAGATTCTGTGATGGATTCTTTTTCACCACTTAATATATATTCTGTTAATCCTTCAAAAAGTTGGGAAGATATAGAGTACATTTTATATTCATCCAAATAAATAAATGACTTAATATTATCCATTTTCAAATTCCTTTCTTCGATCTTCTCTATTTTTATTAAATTGTTTTATACTCTTATTTCGGCTTTCCATAATTGACTTAATTGCTACATATCCTCCAGACAGGCAAACAATAATAGTCAATGCTAATAATATAATATCAATTGTTCCCATTGTCTAAAGAATTTAATTTGTTCATAATAGCATTACTAAACAAGTAAGAAACTATGCATAATAAAATCGAACAAACAAATACAACGGTTTTATCAACAATGTATCCTTTTGTTTGTTCCGCAAAGTATAATACACCAACAATCGCTGACAGTATAACAATGAAGATAACAGAATAACCAATAAATGTTGATTTTTCTTTTGGAGTCAGTTCTGTTTCTCCATTTAACTCGTTTAAATTTGTCAAATTTAAAGTAAGTCCAAAGAACGCGACATCCACAGGACTTATCAATTGTTCCCAATCTTTATTAAGTGAAAACAGGCACATAATTATCCTTAAGAATATGGGAATTAGTCCTATAATAACTGTATATATTACCCACTTGCATTTTCTCATTTGTGTAAAAATAATATTTGATAACGCAAAAATATTATTTTTACAGAATAATGCAATTCTAATAGGTATATTTTTTATTATGAGTGTAGCCATATCTATTTCTTGTTTCTTCTTCTGCGCGAAGCCATGTCCTTACCCTTCACCTTTGTAACCTTGGTACCGGTAACTGTATGGAGCTTGTCACGCTGCATTAACACTAAATTCCTGTATGGTATCTCATAGACCACTTCCCGGTATGACAGATGCAGATTTTCCATGAACGATGCAATCTGTCCCAAGAGAGTATCATTTCCTACGACCTCGGTTTCGCTGCCAGCAGACTTACGTTCCTCGCCAAGCTGACAGCTTTGAGAAAAACCTTTGAGTCAATCATAGAGAGTGCTTCATCTAAAGCATTTACGTTTTCTTCGTATGTTCCTTTTGCCAGTTCTTCACTCAAGTTTTCGTCACCAGCTATCAGCCAGGAGAGAGCCTTGCTGTAAGCCTCGCTTTCTCCAAGGGAGAGAAGCACTTCTTTCAAATTGTCTGCTTCTTGTACGCCTGACAAATGGGAGATTGCCCCGGCCAGCTTGTGGATAGTAGGAGGGTAGACCGTGTAGGCTTTCCCAGCGACAAACACCGTTCTGAAATCACTTCCGATAATGGATTCAGTTACTATTTTTGCTCCTTGATTCATTCTGATAAAAGATAAAAATTAAGGGGTGAAGCCATAAAGCCCACCCCTGTTATGGAATTCAATCTCTACCTATTGGATAGGCATTAAGCACCTGCTTTTACTTCAGATGAGTCAAACCAGTATTCCGGTGCAACTTCTGCATTTTGTGGTTCCAGTTCCACCGCACTTACAGGAATACCGACAGCCTTGTCTGTTGTGGCTTCACGTGCACCGATGTCAGCACGGGGAATCACACAATACTGGTCATCGTCAGTCAAAGCGACAAGTAACTTCTCAATGTTTACCTTGCCTCTTGCTCGTTTCCAACCCTTATCAGTGTTAATTACATCACCACCCATGAGGTCTTTCTTGGTCGGATAGTCGTACTCACCAATGGTGAAGTTCACGGTTACATCGCCCATTTCCTTATCACTACGATAAGTCTGACCGGTAAGCTGGTTCTTGTAGTTAGTGCGGCTTGCTTCCGCTTCTTCAAGTGTCCATGTATCCTGATGGATATTCTTAACCTCTTTTAAGGTTTCACCTTGTAAAAGAGTATATAAAGCCTGCCCAGTCAAATCTGCTGTGATAGCATTTGTCTCGCCATACCAAAGTTTCTTGATATTCACGGCGGTGATTTTCTTTGATTCTGCCATATTATTTCACATTTAAAACTTCAAACAAAATTCTTACATTCACATAGTGACACTTTAAGGATGTGTCCTCCTCAGTTCCGATTGACTCGATGGAATAATGATAGGTGGTACCATCATAGCGTCCGGTTATTCCGTCAAACAATTCTTGCGCCTGTTTCTCCAGCTCGTTCAGACGGATGGTGTTGGCTTCACCGTCTTTCAGGTCGGGAACACAAAGGTTCACTTCTACGAAAGATTTCTTCCAATATTTGCTTGGCTGTTGTTTCTTGGCATGAATGACAATCCTTTCGGATTTCAATTCGCCCGTCAGCTTCTTGCCGTGAGGAACGATGGGAATACCGAAAGGCTGGCAATCACGGTAGAGTATGTTCGCGATGTCGGTAGTTACTATCATTTGACTTCCTCCTTCAATCGTTTCTCAGCGTATAGAGCCGCACCAGACAAGACTTCGTAGCCTTTGGATTCCACGAAAGAAGCGTATTCCGCTTCATTCCTTAACTCCAAGCCGTCATCTTGGACTGCGTACTTGTTTGACTTACGGAGTGTTCCAGTCCGGTTCTGATAGTTGCCATTCTTTACAGCGTAATCGACAGCCTCTTTACCAACCTTCTCCTCAACGGCTTTCACCTCGGCATAACCTTGTTCGAAAAAGCTATCCACGTCCGAAAAATCAAACTTCACATCCATATCTCTGAGTAACCAAAATAGTTTGTATTCTTCACCATGTAAACTTTGCCAGTTCCACGGACATTCTCACCGTCCATACATCTGACTTCATCACCAGCACTCAGTGAGATTTTCTTCTCACAGACTACGTGATAATTCGGTCGGAACACCTCACCGTTCTCCGAAGTAAACTCCTTGGTCGAGTTATCATCACAACGGCATTTACACACGTCCTGCCAGCTTTCACCACCGGTTCCGGGGATAGGTCGGCCAAACTCGTCTGTTTCCATCGGAGTAAAGACCTTAACCTGTAATGTATGTGGAGCAAATATCATAGGAATCTGACTTTAGGTTTATCGCTTAACGTATCTTCAAGACCATACTTCTTGCACAAGAAAGAATAGTATTCCTTTACGCCTTTTGTATCCCATGACATAGAGAAACCGTTCTCACTGATGGAAGTGGCACGGAGTAATAGAGAGGGGATGAACTTCGCCATAGCCACTGAAACAAGTCCGATGTTTGACGGGCCCATCTCATCCTCTCCGCTTACTTCTGAAGAAAAACTTATCTCCAAAAGGTCAGCCTCCGACAAGTTGATGCCGAAGGTCTGAAACTTCTGTGATATGTAGTCATTTACTGTCATGCGTTCATGGTTGACAAATCAAAGTTCACAATCAGATTCGGGTTCGTAATCTGAGGAATCCACTCTGCGGTGTATTCCAGATAACGACCGTTCTTGTCCTTGTAACCGGAAATAAGCATATCACCGTCTGCCTGGGTGTAGTTACGTCCCGGTACGCCGTCCACTGCTTCGTATGGAGTGTGGAAACGCATATAACCGACCTTATCCTGCGGAAGCAAGGTGATACGGTCGTCGGCGTAAATCTGCACGTTCTTTCCGGTCTGGTCTTTTACGTAATCTTCCTTGATTTCAATGGCCGGAAGCCCGATGCCAGTGAACACTTGGGAAGCCAGTTGAGATGTAATCAAACCGGTTGAAAGGTACATTTCATTTCCTGTAAGCTGCATCTTGAACTTGTCACCAAACTCAGCCGACCCGATGATATTCTTCACGAAAGTTCCTCGGGACATAATCATCTTCTGGAAGTTTCCATAATCAGCTTTCAGAGCATTAATCTGCTGCTGCAAATAGGTGATGAAGTTCGTCTTCGCACCAGTATCAGGCTTGATGAACTTGAACGGCAATTCAATGTCGAGAAGGTCAACGCCTCCGGCATTGTCATCCTTATTCTTGACTGTTGCTTCTCCGGTCATCAGAAGTGAACCTACAATAATATCCATGCGCTTGTGGGCTGCCAAAAGTACCTGACGGTAATCATCATAGATGAAGTTCACGATTTCCTGCATGGCTGCTACCTGGTCGGCAGGTTTAGCTGCATTGAACTTGTCAATCAAGTCCTGAAGCTCAGACAAGCGGTCAATGGAAATCTGGTAAGCATCGCCAAGATAAGCGATTTCACCATATCCTGAGCCGATATTCCGGCGTTCACGGATAGGCTTCTCACCATAACGAGAGTTGATAGAACCGGCCATCACGCCCGTAACTTGTCCGATGTAGTCCTTGAACACACGAGTAGTCGTTCTACGGAAATCGAGGTACTGCTGCCAGTAGATTGTATCCTTACGAGTCTGAAGGACACGCTGAATAACGGCGTTAACGATGTTGGGGTCGTTAAACAGAGTATGAATAGTTAGCATCATATATTAGTCCTCCTTTCTTTATTTGCTTGCAATTATACCTGCTGCTCTCAACGATGCTAGAAGAGCATTAATTTTATCTTTCTCATCACCACCTGCTGCATCATCAACTTTTGCACCCTGCTTTACCAATCCCAAGGTACTTGAGTTAGCTGCCTGATAGGTAGTGTTATTGTCCGTCCAAGGTACTTCTACATACGCCTTTCCACCTTCCAATGCTACTGGATATTTCTTTCCGCTTTGAGAGAATCCCAACTGAATACCTCCCATCACAGAATCAGAAGCTTCTGGCAGTTCATACGAAACACCAGCCGGGGATTGCACGCCTGCAGCGTTGAACTGGAAATGCGGCATGTTAGCCTTATCAATGTCAGAGAAAGGCATAGCCAATTTGGTAGGCTCAATTTCAAATGCTCGCATCAAAAGAGCAACTAATACAACGCCTTCTTCTACTTGTACTCTTCCGTACAAAGCTGAGTTAGCAACTACCTTTGGAGTAGTACCGCTTACAGCTGTAGCTTCATAGAGTACAGTACCAACTTCCACTGTTTCGCCAAAGTCGGCAGCCAGTGTCAACTTATCGAAAGCTTTGTCTGATTTGTCAATACTGTTGATGGTAGCTCCATGAGAACCATTACCCAGATGCATACCCACATAAGCCAAAGAGTTTTTCTTGATCTTCAAAGTGGTATTGGAACCGGTGGTAAACCTTTCATAGACTTCTACACGGATGGCCACCTGAGCGGTTTTCTTTACTAAGTCGGCGGCAATGGGAGTGAAGGATGGAAGAAATGAACCAGCAACAAGGTTGGTCGTATCCAGCTTGTAAGGCCCTCTGCGTCTTACTCCGGTAGAAACATCATAGCGTTCCTCGATGGACGGTTCAGGCTCCATGTAATACTTGTATCCTGCTGACATAAATTACTTGTTTTGTTGTTCGACAATAGATTTTGTGTCCGCCTCAATCATTTTGGCGAACTCACTCGCTTCTTTCTCCTGCTTCTGTTCGGCAGTCTCAGGAGCTTTGGAGAACTGAAACCCGTTGTTAGACATATCCTGCTTCATGTCCTTGAAATAAGTATCCAAGTCCGTGTTCTCAGGAATGTTGCGGTCTTTCAGCATAAATTCGGGAATACCGTACTTCTTCGCCACTGCTGAAATCTGAGAATTGCGCTGCGCCTGCGCTTCATTTTCCTCCATTTTGGCCAGCTTGTCGGCAAACGGCTTGATACCGGCGGCAATGCCATCGGCAATCATCTTTGCGATGTCTGTCTCCTGCGGCTTTGGAGGGTCGTTTGGTTTCGGTGGTTCTGGTTTCGGATTCTCGATTGGTTTTCCGTCTTTCAGTCCATGCTTCTTCTCGTAGTTTGAAACAGCGGAAGTCTGCGCCTGTCCTGCACGGAAATCACCATAGTTTTGCATCACGTCCTGAAATGAGATACCCTCAACGATGGAGGTCACCTTCGTTTCGTCCGTTACACCCTCTGCCTTCTTTGTGGCGATACGGGTGAGTGTGGCAGTGTCCACCCCAGCGAATTTCTGTTGCAGTCCTGCCAAGATTTGTTCAAAGATTGTCATACCGTATGAGTTTGATTAATAATTTCATACGGTAAATTTACTTATAGAGAAAGGGAAGGGGAAATTTTAAGGCTAACGATACGAAACAATTAGGGGAATGTTCGTTTTTAGACAAAAAGAAAGCGTGACTACTAGGGTAATCACGCTGGAACATCATTCAATTATACTTTTAAAATTTCAATATAGCTGCTTCTATTTCTTTTTTGTCAGAATCTTTTACGTTCCTCAAAGCATTCAGGAAAGGTAAAATTAAAGAGTCATCAACCATGAACCAGACTGGATTTTTAAATAATTTTGGGTATCCGGGATCATCTCCATAGCCATTCCATCTCATTGCCATTCTTCTTTCCCCATTTTCCCAAATACCTATCGCTATAGAAAAATCATCATTTTCAAATACAACATTCTCAACCTTAAAATTACTTGGATTTACATCTTTTGCTTTCATTGTACTATCCTCCATTATATTTAATTAATAATCATAACAAATTTATAGCTGCCAGTTCCTCTGTCAGCGCGTTAATACCTTTCTGAATCTTCTCCAACTGCTGTTTACGGGGTTTGTGTACTCCAGCCGCATAATGCCACAACTGACGCTCATTAATTCCAGTTATCCGGCTCAAAGCAGCTTTAGTAAAGATACTGCTGTAATAGTTGATGAAAGTGGCAGCATCTATCTTGAACTTCAATGTGAACTCTCCCTGCAAAATTTCCACTGGAGCGATGTTCATCTCCTTGCATGACTCCAGGTAAAGTTCAACAGCTTCCTTCATGTTCTTCTCGATTTCCTTTACGTCGTTACCGACAGTAATCACCGGAGCACCTTCAATATAGGCACTAAGATTATTACCAGCATGTTCTACAATCACTTCTACGGTTTTCATACTGACCTCCTTTTTATCGTTAAACAAAAGAGGCGGGGGCTATTTTAGCCCCGCTTGCCTCAGAATGTTGTAATAAGTGCCTTTCTCAACGCCTTTCTTGCCGTGGTCGGGGACAATCACTACATGGCTACCATCAGTGTAAACCATGTGACTGCCTTTCTGCCTCACGAACCAAAAGCCATTTTCAGTAAGCAGCGTTACAACGTCTTTAACTGATTTGTAGCTCATAGCGTTTAAGACTTAATTACGATGCAAATATAGTAAAATAACGAATAATCACAAAGAAGTATTCATGTTTTTACTATGATAAAGAAAATAGCGATACCTCGAAAGATACCGCTACTCAAATAGTCAATATTTTAGATTTATATCATTCTGTTTTGTATTATCCCCGTAAATATTCTGACTGGGTTGTTCTATTCTTCAGATTTACTGCTGGAACTTTTAAGAGAGGAAAGCTGTTTCTGCTTCTCGATGTCGTTCTTCTGTTTCTCAGATTGCTCTTCCTTGATGGCTTCAATCTCATCCAGAACTGCATCCACGTTCCCCACAAAGGTAATGGCCCGCTGTTGAGACCAGATTTCACCGTCCTTGGCCTTGATAGCTGTGTCTATCTTGTCTTTGATGTCCTCCAGCTTATACGGCTGCATCTGCACATCCACATCGATGGTTTCGGAGGCTTCTTCAAGGGTGGAATTCACGGAACCCAACGCGGAGACAAGGAAATTTACACGTCGTTGCATGAACTCGCCGACGATCTCGTTCAGATTTTCTACGTTAAGGTGGGTGGACATAAACACATAATCGAAAGTCACACCGGAAACGGCGTTTCCTGTACCTTTCAGGGAGTCAAAAGAGATTCTGGGTGTATTGGTCAGTCCATATATCTGGCTCAGCAAGGTTTCTACCTCGAACTTGACAGTATCAGGTACCTGTGACCAGGTAAGATACTGGGCATTTGCTCCCTGGCCGGTCAGCTCGACAACACGGTTCTTGAACTCACCTGAGAAATTCTCCACGTTACCAAAAAGCATGAGGATAGGGAAGAAGTGGTAGTCGATACAGTCTGCATAGTTTGAGAGAAGCTTCTCCAGTCTTACACGGAGGCTCTTTATCTTTTCACAGTACGCTTCCGGACGGTACATATAAATCACCGGCATCTTCTTGAATCCATGTGCAAATGAGCCTTTGTCAGTCCAGTTGCTTGTCAGTTCCCACTGATAAACCATGTCCTTGGTAATGGTCATGAAGCAGGTAATCTCCACGTCATTCAGATCTTTCTTCTTGTATTCACGGGACAGGGCCACCAAATCCCACTGGTCATTGAAGAAAGGGTAGAGCTTGTCGCCACGGAACGGAGACCAGATGGCACTCTTCAGACGGTATTCAGGTTTTGATTTGCCGAAGATTCCTGAAATCTTTCGTTTGAGCTTTGCCCAGAAGCCGTCATCCTTCACCACATACCAGTATTCGGCCACTTCCTGCTCGGCCAGCCATGCCCGGACTACTTTCTTGTTCTGGTATTTCAACTTGTTCTTCTTGAACACCTGCTTCAATGTGGAAAGAAGGCTTTCTTCCGATTCATCCGGCTGGCAATCAAGGACCGGTTCTGTTCCCACGGTGAAGGCTGTCTGAATATTCACGATGTCCTGCTCGATAGGAAGAGCAATCCTGTTTGGGTCAACTTCTTTCCTGACCGCCGGCTCAACATATTCTTTCCCGGTTTTCGGGTCTGTAATCCGTTTCTCAGGCTGGGTAGTGATTTTGATTTTCGGGTATTTCTCTTCATCTATCACTATCTCGTGCTTGTTCGGATTCCAGTCGTTGTAAAGAGCGTGAGCGTTTGGTTGCTCGGTCTTTCGTCCTTTTTTCAGATAGTAGATTTTTCTCTCTACTTCCGGCATAGCTAAAATTTCTTCTATAGTCATATCTCAAAGTTTAATGTCCAAATATTCCTGAAACGTCTTTGGGTTTCATAATTCTACCGAGAAGTTCTCCCAACACATAGTAGCGTGCAGCATCTATGCCATGATTATCATGGTCTTCAGGTTCGTTGATGTAGTTTCCATCCTTATCCTTTGCCCATACATAGTTTCTGTACTCTCTCTGCAGGTTATAGGAGCGTCTGGTAATGTAAACTTCCATACCCTGCATCTTGTCAAGTCCGGCACTGATAGATCCTGGTCCCTTCTCAACAGGATAGATTTTAATTCCACCGTTACTGATTTCCTGAATGAGACGCGGATCTGCACTGTCAGCAATTACTTTCAGGTTCCAGGGGCGGAGAGTCTTAATTATATCCCCAGAAAGTAGTCCGGTCCGATAGTCAATTTCATCCAAATACAGTGTATTGTCAATGATTCCACATCGGATAGCTGCTGTAGGGTCATTGGTATAACCAAAGTCTAATCCGATTCCAACTTTCTTACACCACATCGGGAATTCATCCACGATGCCCCATTTCTTGAACACGGCACCTTCGGCCACGTCAGCCCATCGGCCGATAACGACATGAGCATATTTCTCCGGGTTCTTCTCTTTCATTTCTTCAACCTCTCTCAGAAACTCAGGAGATAAGTTTGCTATATTGTCGAAATAAGTCGTATGAATATGTAGAACATTCGGATGGGTGGAAATCTGTACCTGGACGCCGTCAATATCCACCAGCCGATGAGTATTCTCGATGTATTTCTTGTAGATGAAATGGTTCGAATCGCATGGATTCATAATTATGATAATCCGGTTCTGAATTCCCTTCTTACGGATGGAGAGCATAATCTTGTCAAACTCTTCCTCACTGGTCCATTCCTCTGCTTCATCACAGACAAAGGTGGTGATACCCTGAATAGATTTTAGTTTAGCGGTCTGATTCCCGGAAGAAGTCTTGATACCACGAAACATGATACGACTGCCGGTCATCCGGTTTACAATATCGGTTTTGGTGGTCTTGAAATACTTCGTTGTTCCATCCAAATCTATCTTTTCCATCATCTCTGGAATGATAGACATCCCGGCAGATACCATCGTATAACGGGTGTATAGAATCTGGTGGACTATCTTCTCTGTGGGAGTCATTTCGAATGTCAGACGCTCAATGAAGGTAGAAGCGTTGAAAGACTTCCCCGAGCCACGGCCACCGGTGATAAGGATGATAAACTTCTCGCTATCGGTATATAACGGATGATATATTGCTTGGGGTACAATCATTTCAGTTTGTCTTTAATCCATGAGTCAATAGAAATTCCGTGGTCAATATCCTTTGGAATATCTGCATCTTCGTCCTGACGGCGTTCAACATTCCTCCATTCATCATCGTGATGATACAGCCAGACAGACATTGCCTGAAGGTTGGGAGCCAGCTCGCTTTCACTTACCTGAAGCTCTTCTTCGCCGGTCAGGTTTCCGTCCTGGTCTTTCAGCTTTCTTACTACAGTACTCTTGGTCTTGATACCGCCCAAAGCTACAGCAAGGAACTTGGCACGTACAGCGGCGGTGATTGTCGCACGCCCGCGCGCTAATACGTCAGTTATCTCCGAATATTTTGACTTCATTTCGTAGAAGTAGGTCGGATTCAGCCCGAGCGCGAATGCTATTTCCCGGTCAGTGAATCCCTTTTTGGCATACGTTTCTACCTGAGAAAGAAATTCCTCACCCCTGTAATCGAATTTTGGCTTTCTTCCTCCTGGATGTTTCTTATGTTGAGATTCACTTTTCATCATTTATTCCTCCCAAGGGTTTTCACCCTCTTCTTCGACGTATACTCGTTTCAATTTATCCGATATTTCACTGAGTTCATGCTTCATCTGATTTACATGAAACTCTGCAGGCATAGGTAACTCCAATGCTCCTATCAAGTTGTCTATTCTATCAATAACCTCACCAAATTCTTCTGATGCTTTCATAATTATTCAATTCTTTTTCAATTTTCCACACTTATCACAAATTTCATAGCGGAAATCTAATGGTCCTTTCCAAACATAATGATGGATACAAAAAAGATTCTGCCCAAAAAACGTCTTTAGCCAAAGAATAAAATCCCCTACCATATTTCATCCATTATTGTTGCCCATATAAATGCGGCGAGAAACAGGCTTATCACCATAAATATCAATTCCTCTCTTTGAGAAATAGCTATCTATCCTGGCCGCATATCTTTCCATTATAGACTTCGTTCTGTCTCTTATACTTCTTTGTCTGTCTGTACCAAGCCCGTATTGCCTTCCGGCGTTGTACATTATTCGTCTTGACTGTTGATACAACTGACTATATGTTTTTCTTCTAACTCGGCTTTCCTCCTAAAATTTCATGTTGTCATTCAATTCTTTCTATCTGTTCATCGAATACCTCACCCTTGATAAACTTGGAGTAGGGGTCGTAACCGAACCTTTCACAGAAAGCTGCCTTAGCTTCGAACGTGTCAAAGGAAAGCATCAGATAAGCATCCATATCCTGTGCCTGTTTCTGGGCTGCATTCTTCACCTGCTGCTTTACTTCTTTCATGTGAGCTACCTTTTCAGCTCTTTCCATCTGCTTTGCGGCTTTCTCAGCTTCTTTCTGCTCTGTGACAGGTGCCATCATATCCTCTAGGGCATCGGCAATAGAGCTTTCTTCTTCTGTCTGGAGAAGGAAATCACAGCCAATCATATTCAAATCAGCGGCCGTTAAACCGGCATCCTGGTAATCTATATCCGGAACCAACCGGGCCAAAGCGTCATAGTCCCATGAACCTTGCGCGTTTGGGTTGTTCATTAGGATGTTCAACTCCTTTTCCTGCTTCTCATCCACGTCAATCACATCGACACGGATTCTGTAATCATTCTCAGGAAACTTCTGAAGCTCATCCATCACGCTCAAACGCTGATGACCTGACACGACAGTAAGTCCTGTCCGCTTGTTAACCACGATACCACCAACCAGACCGAACTTCTTGATGCCCCGTTTCAACGTCTTTCGGGATTCATCTGAAAGTTTCCTGGGGTTATATTCTGCAAAGTGAATGGCAGAACGGTTAAGTTCCACCGATTCACTCTTTATGTATTTACTCAGTTCCATATCATCCGTTACTTAAACCAAGCCCTCCACTTGCTGCTCGGTGCATATTTTCAGCTGCTCTTCCAATTCTTCTAAATTGGCTTTCTGTTGTTGCTCTACTTCTGAGAGCTTGAGAACGGTTGAGTATAGCAACTTGCGCTCGGTTATATCCATAACCAGACATTAGATTTTGAGCTGTATAGGGATTTCCTAAATAACTCATAGTTCTATCCGAAATTCTTCTTCTGACTCTGCATTCCTCCTATTAATTTTGTTTGCTATTATGCTCCCAAAGAATTCTTTCAGCCATCGGAAACACTTTGTAAATTCTCTGTAAATCCTGTGGGTAATTTTTCTCCAGCCATAGCATACAATCCAAGTTAAAACCTACACCCGAACTGGCTTTGAGTGAATATCTAACTGGTTCAGGTAGCCCGTTGTGTCTCATGTAGGATAGAATATCTTTCTGCTTCCAGTCGGCCAAAGGATAACACAAGCCATTGTTCTCATACCCGTTAGCTTCATAACCTTTCAGCATTAAACGCCGATTCATACCGTCCGCTTTCTTCATGCCTAAGAAAGTATAATACAGCCCGTATTTAAGCTGCATAGCTTTCACTACATCGGCAAGTTTAAGTAGTTTAATCTTTGGATTTGCCACACAATACATACCACCACGAAGAATGTAAGTAAGATTCCAGTGTGGCACCTGTACAAACTCGATTTTGGGATATTTAGCTTTTACCCAACCTATCCACCTTTCAATATGCTCTAAACCTTTGACAAAATACATGAACACACAGACTATTCTGTCGAACCTTGGATATATCATGTCAAGTAAAACCAAAGAATCTTTACCCAAGGACAAAAACAGCAAAACCCCGTCAGTCTTCTGTCTGACGAGGTCAATATGGCTGTATGTCCTTTCTTGCAGTGTCATTTATCAACCGGCTTCTAATCCTAAACCCTTACGGACTTCACGGTATTTCTGGTTATGATTCATAAATTGTCCACTGCCACCTGTAAAAGAACGGTTGGTGGTATTACCTAAATAAGCGCCTGTCACACTATTTACCTGTGAACGTAAATTTCGATTTTGCCTTCGAGCCATAATTTTTCTTTTTAAGGTTATACATTCTATTGACTAACACCATTTATCTCTAACACTTTGCCTAAGTCGTAAACAATATCCATCTTGTCATATTCTTCGCCTGTTTTCAGGTCTTTAAGTACAATCATTTCATTGTTCTCGTCTACAAAATCAAGAAAAGATATGTTCTTGATTTCAACGAGTGCAGTATCTCTGTTTTTGTTATAGCCAACATAGAAGCGAATAGCATCGAATTTTATAGCATCAAATGTACCATCTTTCTGATATTCAATGTATTTCTTCTCGCTCGCTGGTCGTAATTCTCTAAATTCTTGTTTCTTGTTGCCTTTAATGATTTCATCAAACCATTTCTGCTTAATAATCAATGTTAATACTTTCATAATCGTGCTATTTTAAAATGTTAGTTCACGAAAATAGGATTCGAACCTGCACCCCACCAAGTCAAAGTGGTGAGCTAACCATCGACTCCATTCCGCGATACTTTTCTTTTTAGTATATAATTCAAAGAACTTTTACTTTTTATATTGTATTTCTTTATCAATTCTGCATAGGTCATGCCAGCCTCTCTCATTCTTTGTATCTCTAAAACCAGTTCATCTGAATACACTTTTAATTTATTAGATGCAACCAAAGAAATCTTTTTTCTTTTTGACTCTGGTTTATCCATAGCATTTTCTGACGGTGTACCAATTGCAAGGTTTTTGAATGAATTGTCAAAAGAATTACCATTTAAATGCCTTACTTCTATATTATCATTAAATATCAAATCGCCAAACTTTTGATAGGCTTGCAAACGATGTATATATACTTTGATAACTTTTGTTTTAGACACTCTTATACCAAAATACAAATATGGGCCTTTGCCGCGAGTCCCGACCTTATTACCTTGTGGTGAGTATGCATTACCTTGTTTATCGACAAAATAACCTTTCTCTTTTGCTAATATTTCATATCTACTATTCATATATTCAATTATTTGCTTTTCACCAAGTCAAAGTGACGAGCTGACCACTGCTCTAACCCGCGATGGCATCTATACAAAGATACCCCATTATGAAGACAATTTTGAATAACAATTCAATACATACGAAACAATTTGCTAATTGTTTGGTAATAAATCAGGGTTGTGTTTATTGATGATGCTTTCAACAATTTCTTTTGCACATTCTATACCGGATTTATACCCTCTGGCATAGTCTGTTCTTGTAGACAAGTAGCTGGTATCATTACCCAACCACTCGATTATTTCTTGCAGGATTTCTTTCTCATTCATATACTTAAAATTCTTTATCACTAAGATTAATTACACCTTTATCTGTGTACTCATACCCAATATATTTAACAGAATCACCGTTTACAACATACCAATCTGTTAAATTATCATCATTGCTGTGCGCAAACAGCAAATCGTGCGTTACACTATTACCTCTCTTTATCCCTATATAATAGTTGTGGTTGTAGCAACTGATTTCAGGGATATGCTTAAATTTTTTTGTATCTATACCATCATAGCAACCGTATATTCTTTTAAATTTTTCATCCATAACTTGTTAGATTTCAATTTATCCGTTTACAACTTCTGGTATCTTATAATAATCACTTTTTGACGCTCTGCCTTCTGTAATCCAACCTATACCTACCCAGCATTTTATTTCACCGTCATGAATCACTCTGTAACCTGCATCCATAACTACCTTTGGCGGGTTCACGCTCATCTTGATGCTTCTTACATCAGATGCTTTGACTGTCAACTTTTCTATTTTCATAACCATCTTAAATTATGGTAGCCCGAAGGCTACCGGTTTAGTTTATTCTCTAAATCTGATATTCTCTTATAGAAACCTGTCGTATGAGGTGAATCACTTAATTTCAGAAATGTCATGTCATAATGATGAATGAACTCGTGAAGAAGTGTAGCTGCCATCACTTTGATAGACACAACATGCTTCTTTATTGCAGTAAGATTATATAACGTGATAACCTGTGTCTGGACTGTGTATGTACCTAACGTCTTACTTTGCAGTCTACCAGAATATCCGGTTCTATGCGGTTGGCTACGATTCACTACCTTAATAGTAGATTTTGGCATATTGAACTTTGAACAAAGGTAGTCACAGAGCATTTGCGCAGCTTTCTGACGTTCTTTCGTGGATTCAGAAGCATTCAATAAGGATTGATATTCTTTCTTTGAAAATCGGCTTAATTTCACTTCTGTAATGCTGTTTGATTTCTCGTATGTTGTCATAATCGTGTGTATTTGCAGGGCTTTCGCCCTGCTGTTATTTACTTGTGTGAATCTCTGAAATCAAGTTCTACAATCTTGTGATACTTGTGTATGTCATACAGACCAGTTTCACAACCCATAGCTGACGCAAGTCTTACCGCTTCTTCTAAAGCTATCATCACGTCTGCACTAGCGTCAACAGCTTCATTCTTCGCCTTGTTATATTCTCTATCATTAACTGCTGAATCTTGAACCTTCTCAGCTTCTTGAACTCTTTTAAGAGCTTCATTGATAACTTTGATTTGTTCTTTAATCTCTTTGATGTAATCACTACTAATAGTCTTCATAATCGTATGTATTTAAATTGTTATTACTTCTTGTTTGATGATGCAAAGTTAAAGCAAACTTTATTATTTGCAATATTTTCGATAAAGTATAATTTATCTCTTAACATCGTTTAATAAACTAAACTTTATCATATAGTCTTTTAATGATAAAGTTTACATATATTTGCAGAGCAATAACATTTAAGCAAACTTTATGAACTTACAATTAAAAGAAATTATGTCAGCAAGAAATGTAACGTCTGCTTTACTTGCTGAAAAAGTTGGCATCTCAAAAGTAGCTGTCAGCAATATTGTAACTGGTAAATCATTTCCATCACTTGACACATTAATGAAAATGGCGGACGTCTTAAACGTAACCATATCTGAGTTGATTGGAGAAACAGAGTTTACAGGAACCGGATATATCGTATGTCCTCATTGTGGAAAGAAAATTAAAATAGAGAAAGCGGAATAAAAACAAAAGCCGGAAGCATAACGCTCCGGCTTTTTACTTGATTAGTCCTTTGTTTTTCAACCTTTCTATAATTTGGTTGTAAAGATACTCTATATCTTGACGAAAGTCCTTATACTGCTGATAGATAAAGGAAACATCAGCGATATTGTTTGATATTACACACGGGGAGACATCGGGGAACACACGAGAAATTTCTGCCCGGATACCGTTCGGTAGCCGTCCGCCGGCAAGCACACTAGGGGCGAACAAGAACAACACGATAAAGAGGAACTTCTTTCGCTGGGTAACACTTTCCGGATTGGGCGGACAATCTGCCCCGGAAAGTATCTCTCTGAACCACTCATAAATCTCCGGGATGAGGGAAAAATCAGTCAGGATAGGGGAGGATAACTCCTGTTCCCGTTCCGATAATCTAGATTTCTGTTCACGTATTGATTTTAACTCCACGATTGATGAAAATTCTTTTGTCATAGCACGATTTATTTAGTTGGAAATTCTTATATTTGCATCATAATCGTGTGGGGGAGTTGGCTTCTAATCGTGTGGGCTGGCTCCCTTTTTTATTTTATGCCAAGTGGTATGCGTTCAAGATGGCGAAAGTGTAGATGATGACCGTTACCAGACTGTCCAAGAATATAGCCCATTCTCCCAGCTTTTGAATCTGACTGAAACTCATGACCAGGACAACAAGGAAACATATCCATTGGCTTGAAAACAATCCTATCCCCAGCAATAAAAGCCCGATGGTATCCATGAAGAATGCAACATGAAGCCACGGATGCGCCATCAGATACCATCTTCTTGCTGTCTTATCCAGCTTCTGAAAGACTTTTACATGTCGGTATAGGGATTTATATCTGAACAGCTTCACAAGCTCGTACAGGGCTTGTATGGTGATTAATGCGTAGAATACGTGTTTCATATGGTCAGTAGCTTTTATCTCCATGCTTATATGGACGTAGTTCATTGTATTTCATCTTCTGCTTGATGTGCCAGAAGATGTCGATATTTCTGTCCCGACAGAAAGCGAATATCTCATTTAGGAGGATATATAGTTCATCCCTGTAGAAGTTGTCAGTGACATAGACACAGATTCTAAACATGGACTCCGTGAAGGTCATATCAGAGTAATCTTCCGTATCGCTTCCTTCGTAGTCGAAGCTATCTAAATCATATCCTCTCAATCCGGCCAAATCCAACATACGGATACAAGCATCGGCAAGTTCGTCCTCCACGCTGTCTTTAATATCTTGCTTGAAAGCGTACATGAATTCCCCATCATCACGTTTCCTTTGTTTCATGTAATATTCAAAATTAGCCCGGTTAGCGTGCATTCCTTTCCGGTCTGCCTCCACCGCTTCCATAAGTTCGGATATGACCAGACAAAGGAAATGTTCGTCACTCAGGTTCTCGTCATGCCATCCGTGGGCTACTGCGCACTGGTAGGCTTTATCTCTCAATTTGTTTAAGTTCATAATAGTTTGGTTTTAATAACTCACATATTTATCACTCTGTTATTTAGATTGATTCAACTTAGATTCATAATGGAATTTAGGTGATTTTCATATAATAAACTGATTATCAATATTGTATAATGAGTGTCCTTTTTATTTGAAAGCTGATTTGTAGTTTCGCAGAAGCAGAAGCCAATCTCGCTTTTCGGGTGAAGTGTACCATGTCGGTAGACTGATATAATCGAAGGCGAGATTAATTATGAATTTCAAAAATTTACTCATGAAAGCTTCTGTAAAGGTATTGTACTTTATGTATCAGGAACAACTTAACGGTTATCCAATAATCAAGCTATTAAAAGATTTGTACGACCTCATTTCATACTTGATTGAATAATAAGAATCCTATTTCCAAAAGATTCTTATTGATTTTAATTGGTTGAAAATAAGATACCCGATAACCGCCACAAAGCAGCTACCGGGTATTCACAAAGCACTGACAAGGGCTGTCAGTAAGTTATAAACTCCATATCATCAATCATTTTCGCTTCTTTGCGTATTCAAGTTCTCTCTTCAAATCCTTACAAAGGTCTATCTCTTTTCCCCATTGAGTGTGATAAAATGTCGCATCATCCTTAAGCTTGTTTACTTCTTTTTTAAGTTCCTCGTTCTCCTTTTCAAGCTCGTCTATAATATGGTTTTTCAGTTTCAAATCACCCAATAGTCTTTCTGCCCTTTCAAAGTTCCTTCGGCTGTCTTTTATCAGCATCTCCATGTAAGTATCACGGCTGAATAGTCTTCCCGTTTGATGTCTTTTGTGTTTCATACTCATAACTCATACTCCCAAAAACTAAGTTTCCCTTTCACGTCTCTGATAGGTTTGTCAAACAGAACTGCATCCTTCAGTACCCAGTTCCAGACTCCTTTTTCTGCCCAGACAGACGGATGGTTCTGTACGCAGTCGGCTATAACCACGCTACCGATGATGGCACCAAAAGGTAAATCATCATAGAATGTACTTCTAAGATTGGAGGGGTGCATTTGAAGTTTCAATCCTTGCTCTTCATTTAATACCCAACCATCTCCTTTACCTTTGCTTGCATGAATAAGCACCCTTTGGCCGATGTACTTCTGAGGACACTTCCATGTTCGGTTTTCGATGTCTTTTATACCGTGAGCGATTAGGCTCGCCCACGGCTGTTTGATGGATATTGCTTTCATTTCTTACTTGTTGGATGATCACTTATCTCAGTTCCATGATATACAATTCTGTTAGCAGCTTCATCCAGCGGCAATGAAGCAAGGTATTTCAAGCATGCATCCCAGCCAGCTATAAATCCTTCGCTGAATTCATCTGCATAGCAATCTTCATCACAATCATGTGCTATGTTTTCTCCCTCGCAGAACCGGCAATAAGCACGTTCTTCACAAGCATACTTTCCGTTACACTGATAATGATCGTGAACGGCTTCCCTAAGCATTTCTTCCTTTCCTGTCATATTCATTTCTCCTTTCCACCTATCCCAGTAGCCACCACATGACTGCCAGAAACAGGTAATACAATTTCGTTTTCACTTATTAATTACTATTGCTATAGTTTTAGTTCCAGTTCCGCTTTCCTTGAAAGTGCCTTCTTTAATCTCGAATTTCTTCCCTCCATTATCCTCCAGCCATTGTCTAAAATCCTTACACTCAGATTCACTTCCAAATTCCCAGTGAGGACCAGTTATTGCAGCCAGGACACCGCCGGGATTTAAACACTCATACATACGCCTTACATGCCGAATGTCCTGGTTTTTACTAAATGGTGGATTTGCTATAATCTTATCATACTGTGCAACATCACACTTCGTGAAGTCATCTCCAAGAATACATATATTATCCTTTTTCGATAGAATCTCCTTATTCTCCGGCATAAGTTCATAGCAATCTACAATTACGTCCGGACAGCTTCGATGAATCGCATCTGTGATAGCACCAGTACCAGCACTGGGTTCCAGAATCTTTTCATCTTCATGCACGCCACCGGCCAACATAACAAGCCAGTCGGCTACTTCTGGAGGTGTTGCAAAAAACTGGAAGTCCTGCTGAAGGTTACACCTCTTACCCTTGTGTAGTATTGAGAAAACTCTCTCAGCATTAAATGGAAATGTAAATCCCTGTACCTTACCGCCCATCCAACTACCTCCGGCTTCTTCAATCCATTTCTTTGCTTCAGCATAGGACTTCTTATTAAATTGTACTTGAGGAAGTTTTAAAATATTGTCCTCAAGCGTGCAGTGCATGAGGATTTCCTCCACACTCCATTTACTTCCCGAATCATCTTTATTGCGCTTGTTGTTCTGCTCCAGTTCGTCACACCCCAACAGACGGTTCAACGACTTCTGCACTTTCACACTTATTTCTGCCATCCTTGACATCCATTGCAGGATTGCAGTCATAAACTCCAAATCCACATGTCCGGTCTCATCGTAAATGTTTTCCCGGTCTATCAATTCCGGAAGGTTATCCATGAACATGAAGCTACCATACAACGCTTCTATTAAATTCTTTTTTCTGTTCGTCATAACTTTTCTGTAAATAAATTCTTGTCGTATCAATACTTCCGTGTCCCAACAGGTCTGCCAACTGTACCACGTCATTGTTCTTTTTCAGATACATTTTTGCGAAGAAATGCCGGAAAGCATGAGGATGCATCTTGCTTCTATCTATTCCGCACTTATCGCCCCAGTCTTTCATTGACTGGCACAAGCTCCTCTGTGTCAGCCTTCCGCACTTACCAACTGCTACATATCCTGTCTTGTGACTCTCTTTTACGTATGCTTTTACTTCTGCCTGTAACTGCCTGCTGAAAAAGAACCTCCGGTACTTGTTGCCCTTTCCCTTTAGAGTGACTTCACCGGAAAGGATGTCCTCCCATTTGAATTGGAAGAACTCGCTTACCCTCGCCCCGGTTGTAGCCAGTATCTTGATGAAGAAGTACCTGTCCCTGTTAGGACAAGTTTTCAAATACTCAAGCAGCCTGTTGTATTCGGCTTCTGTCGGAACATTCTCCGTATTCAACTCCTTTTTGAACTTTGGTCGCTTCAACTCTATCGGCTTCTTCATCCATTTGCTGAAACGTTCAAGTGCGGTAATACGTAGGCGTATTGTTCTGGGAGACAATCCCTCATCCTCCAGCATCCGTACAAAACGCTTGTAATTGTCAACTGATACCTCGTTGGCGTATTCGAAATATTTCTTAATTGAAAATGAATATATTTCAATAGTGTGTGGAGAGTAATCTTCATCCTGCGTAAGGTAATACACAAATTCATTCATCAGTTTCATGTTCTTTTCTGAAACATCGCTTAGCTTCTCCAGAGGTTTAACATATTTCTCTTTTCGTGTGCGTGAATATCCAATACCAAGATAATTAAGGAACCCACATAGAGCATCTTTAATGTATGGCTTATCAGATAATTCAACGGCATTCTCTCTGATATAAGCCTTGTATCCTTTACGGTTTACCTGATAATCACTTTCAAGGAATAACTTTACAGCTTTAATGGTTTTACCAATAACCTCATAGCTTTTATCGGTACTATACAAGTGGGATACGTATTCTATAAATATTTTTTTATTTACTTCTTCCATATCAAATCGTCGTTACACAATCAAAGTCTTTCCCATACATGATATAGGCTCCACGTTTCCGAAGTTCGTTCACCAGCTGCTCGTTGGTGTATCTGGCCAGCCGTCCATGAAGCCTGTCCTGTTTTCTTCTTTCAGACGTGTGTCTGCTCTCACATAACCGGCACCTGCTGGTGTAATGGGTACCGGATTTCGTTTCATAGGCACGGAACTTTCTTTCCGGAAGGTTCCGTCCACACTCGATACAAACTTTCATGATGCAGCCCTCCTGATTAATCCCATGTTACGGTTTACAAGTTCGATTATACGGTTATGGTATGCGCTTGTTTTATTACAGGCCGCTCGTGATTGAATTACTTTAAATGTCTTTAATGATACCTCAACAGTTTCCATACGTTCTCCGTTTACTTTTGCTGATAAGATAAGACTATCCTTTTTCTTGTAGTATTCATTTTCATAGACACAGTGATGCATGCTGTCACCTTCATCTATGAACTCTAACACACTCTGTAAGACTTGGATTGATAGTTCTCCGTCTGTTATTCTTATTCCAAAGAACTTCTCTTTTTCTTTTACGTAAACCTTATTCTCCTTTTCTGCTTTTTTGCGCTTCTCTTCTTCTGTTACTTTCTTTTCTATCTTTTTATATGAGGCTAGTGCAATTTCATGCGCTTTGTACAAATCATCTGGGCAAATAAATTTGGGGTTGTGAATGTCTTTCCCGGTCATATTCATGAACGAAAGCGTATCAAAGTATATTGATGCATCAGTTATCACATAATGGTTTCTATGACAGATATTCATTTGCGGCATATATTCCAAATCTTGTTTATTACTCCTTACCATCCAAAGGAATACATCGTACTGTCCTTGTTTTACTATTGTCTCTGCATGCCTTGATACCAGCAGCATCTTCATACACTCTACAACTGACACGTATGGCAACTTCTCTATAGCTTTGCACCATCCGTATTTTCGTAGTTTTCTTGTGATGTTATAGTCTGGATAGAAATAATTACCAGTCACATCGAACACGTCTTCAAGTACATAATATCCATTACAGCTTTTATTGTGTTTTCTTATTACATATTCTGTGTCGTAATACCATTTGAAGAAATTTACTCCACGAGTGTACCTCTTTGATACGATTATCTCTTCTCCATCTGGTGATACCCAATTCTGATAAACTTCATTTATGGTATATTTTGTTGGATACCCTTTGTGGTTTATTCGTTGGACATAAAATGTTCTTATTACCTGCCATTTATTGTAAGTATGCACCACAGAGTAATATTTCGATTCTGTCAGATTATCTTTCTGTTGATTTTGTTCTAATATGAGATGATTCAGGCAGCTGCACTGATACCCTAATTCTAAATCCACCTCCAATATACCAGGAATCTGATATTCTATGTTACCACAGCAATGGCACCACACTTCACCGCTTTTCTTGTAGTATCCGGTTGATGGGAATATAGTCTTTGCATATTCTTTTTCTTTTTCGGATATAGGTCTGAGGTGTGTACTCATTTCAAGCACTAAGTTATTCAAGTTTATTCTTTCCATAGTTACATATCAAATAGTGACAGTTGTCTTGAATCAAATATCTTTTGTAGTTCCTGCTTCGTTTTCTTTCTTGCAGATTTTTGTTTCACCGGCTCCGGCTTTTCTTCTTTGACTGGTTCTTGTACTACTGGTTCCTGTACTGTGGTCGGGGCAACTACCTCCACACGTTCTTTCACATCTTTAACCTTAATGTCATCCTCGTCGTAGTAATGGACTGCCCATCCGTATACGGTTGCATCATCCACCCCGACTGCATTTCCTTCCTTTGCCAGCTTCCTGGCTTTCGAGTAGATATACTTGATACATTCCTCGATACTCTTGTTCGCTTTCCTGTAGGTTTCGGCAAAGAGAGAATCAGTCTTTGCACGATTCTCCAAATACGCCTGGATTGTTGTTTCAAAATTTGAACTTGACATAATAGTATTTCTTTAGTTCCACCTTTGAGGCCGGTTGTTGATTCTCTCCAAGTAAGCAGCTATCTTCTTCTCCGCATCCTCACTGTTGCGGACGAAAATTCGCGTCCGTGTCTTGTCGCCTGGGATAGCTACGTACCTTCCATGTTTCTCCAATTCCCGATGCTGGGCGATTTTCAGTTCGGTTCCAGAAGGGTTCTTCTCCAAATCCACTTTACGTGGAAGCATTGGGTCATTTTCCGTTATCATTTTGCAAGATATTTGTTGATTATGTTACTCACTACAAGTCCGGCTTCATCACACATCCCGGCAAAGTTGTCAGACAGTGAAGCGTTTTTCTCTTCATCCGGTATTCGTACTATGCTTCTCAGTTCTTTCAGTACGCGTTTCACCTGAAAAACTACCTGAGCATCTATTCCGTTTGATTCAAGTTCAGACTGGAACTCCAGTGCCGCACCCTCAAGTAAGTCTGAATAGATGAACAGCTTGTGCATCTTGCGAAGCATTTCTACCTTGAACTCCGGGGTATAGTCCTGAAGAAGTTCTCCCAAGGAATGCGGTTCCACCTCTCTTTCAAGGGAGTCAATCTTGTTCTTGATTTTCTGTGCTTTGGCAAAGTTCATGGATGAAATCAAGGCGATATACTTCTTTCTCAGTTCATTGAGCTTTCTTTCTGATTCTTGTCTTGTCATTTCTCTACTTTTCTGATGATTAAATACTTTGGCTCACCCTTGCGGAGATTGCTTAATGTCTCCTCGTCAACCTCTGCTTCTGTGAGTCCGTTCACGTTCATGTATTGTGGGAGACGGTATTTCTCACGTAACCTCCTGATCAGGTTCCAGTCACGAGTTACCCAGTTGATTGTGATTTTCATATCATTTTCTCAGACTTTCACCGCTGAAGAGGACGGTTTTCGTTATCGCCCTCAGCCGGTCAATGGTTCTTTCCCCATATTTCTCTCTCAGCTCGTCTATCGTGAGATTGGTGGTCAGGATAAGAAGCTTTCCTTTCTTCTCGGCTTCGTCTGCCAGCTCAGCGAATGCAAGCCTTTTTTCGCCGTATTTGACGCTAAGATTCTCTGTTCCTATATCGTCAACGTAGATGATGTGTTTTTGCTTCACAGCGTCTAAATCTGCATTCATCTGCTGTGCATCGTAGCAGCTTACCACCTTGCGGCAGTAATGGTTAAGAACCAAAGGGAGAATCTTTCCGCAAATAAGGGTCTTTCCGCGTCCGCAGTTGCCGAAACACAGAAGTCCACGACCTTCATTGCCGGCCAGCCAGCCTGCTACTTCTTCGTACTCAGGAAGCCATCTGGCATTTTCTCCAGTGAAGTACCTGATACCGGCCCAGAGAACTCTTTTGGCATCCGGAACTGTTACCTGTACGACGTTAGGAATAGGGGAGAAGCCCGTATCTTTGAGCCGTTCGATTGTCTGTTGAAAATTTATCTGTTCCATGTTTACCAGCCTTTCTTGTATTTTTCCGGTGAATTATCCTTCAGAACTATGCCTACATCTGTTTTTGAAGGCACTTTCTCACGACTGGCCCAGGTCGCCAGCCGTCTTGGAAGCTCCCAGGTCTTTTCCAGTTCATAGCGCATCTTGGTTTCTGACTTGTTAAGCTCGCTCCAGTAATCGAAGAAAGCCCGAATCATTTCTTTCGGGTACTGGCCGACATAAGGGACTAACGACTGGTAGAAGGATTCTTTCCGGGAGAGAGTAGCGGCTTTAGCCGCGTCTTTCTTTGCTACTACGTTAGTAGTAGTTTCTTTAATAATATTCTTCTCCTTTATTTGCTTTGTGTCACCCGTGTGTCGCTTTTCTAGCTCTTTGGCAGGGTGTGTCACCTGCTGTGTCGACACTTGTGTCATTAGCTGTGTCACTTGCAAACGTAAATTATTGATTTCCTGAATGATATTTGTGTCACTCATTGTGTCATTGCTTGTGTCACCTGCTGTGTCAGACTCTGAACCATTATACTCATTGTACTTTACCAGGGTTATTACATTCATTCCTTGTTCCTTGGAAAGAGTTATCATGTTCTCTCTTCTCAGAAAGGCAAGAAATGTCCGTACTTTCCTCTCAGACCATTTCCAACGCTTTGATAAGAATCTTATGGATGCAGGATATTGTCCTCTTGTATAAGAGACTTCTCGACCTCCGATACTCTCCATACGGGGCGTTGCCTCAAATCGCGCTGACTGAATCAAGTCAAGCCACGCTTCGCAACTGCTAAAAGTCCGGGCTTCATTCCACATATCATTCGAGAAGAACTTGCGGCTTAGTTTGATATATCCTTCCATAATCTTAGAATCTTACGTTAGTCAACTGTCTGCTATTGGAGTACACGGCCCATTTGCCGTTTCCGCTATCCACCAGGCGTAAATCCTTGACTTCGCCAAATCGTTTCAGATTCCCGCAAAGGTCAACAATCCAGCCAGCCTCCTTGTTAGGATGCGGGCGGATGGCACGACCGACTATCTGATACCAAAGAGCCAGTGACATTGTCGGACGGGCCATGACAATCGTATCCAGTTCAGGATAGTCAAATCCGGTAGTAAGTACACCTACGTTGGCCACCACCGGAATTTCTCCAGCCTTGAACGCTTCAAGGATATGTTCGCGTTCCTTCTTCGGTGTTTCTCCTGAAACGATGGCAGTTCCGGGAATGGACCAGGTAAGGCGTTCTGCTTCCTTCAGAAAACGAGTGAAAACCAATATACCTTTTCGTTTTACACCGCTCTTGGGATTCATAAGCCTTTGGACGATACTTACCAGAAACCCGTAGAAGTCGATACGCTCATACTCTTTTACTACAGACTTGTCCGTGTAGTCGGCTCCGGTAGTGTTCACCTTCAGGTTAAGTTCGTTCCATCCCAAAGGATTCATCGGATAATAGTTCAGCTTCGAAAGATACCCCATATCCAATAGAGTAGAGATTTGAACCTGATAGATTACCTCAGAGAACACGCACGGGCGTGTGCGTGTGATGAACTTCAACATGCTGCCGAAATCCCTGCTTGATGAAAGACGGTAGGGCGTAGCCGTCAATCCAAGAACTTTACATTTCAGCATCGAAAGAAATCTCTTGTACATTCCGTCTTTCGGGTTAACCAGATGGCACTCGTCAATTATTATGTTCTTGAAATGCTGGAAGAGTTCCGGATGGTTGACTACGCTTCCGATAGTGGCGAAAGTTATTCTTGAAATCTCCTTTCGCCCGAATGAGGCAGAGTAGATGGAACAGTCCAGAACACCATACGAACAGAGCTTCAGATAGTTCTGTTCGAGTATTTCTTTACTTGGCTGAAATACCAGCGTGTGCCCTTCAAGACGGCTGGCGATGTCTGCTATTACCAGACTCTTCCCGGCTCCGGTAGGCAGCACCATGATGGCATTGTTCTTCTTGGCCCTGTTAGCAAAGAAGCTGACTGCAGCATCGCTGGCTTTCTGTTGGTAATCGCGTAAAACATAACTCATAATCCTTTCTCCTTACTCAGTTTGTCTCCCAAAGCCTTGTAATACTTGGTGAGTTCGATTAATTCAAAATCAGTCCATTTCTTCGCCTGGCTTGCTCTCCATGCCAGCTTGTCGAATCGTAGCTGGCCGATTTTAGCTTTCAGGTTCTTTTCATATTGTATCAGATGGTCGGCACTGAATCGGTTGCACGCCCGGCATTCTGCGTGGGCGTTGTCCTCGTCAAAGCGTGTGGCCATGTGGCGGCGCGAATGGAAGTGTCCGCAATCGGCCTGTTCGTATGGCTTTATCTGGCCGCATGATATACAGCGGAAATACCCGTTCGGCATACAATCACGAAGCCGGATATAGCGGCTGAAAACTTTGTCGAGTTTGGCCACTAAATCCGGCTTCTTCTTAATCTTGATACCTGCCTTGTCAAATAACGGTAAAGGCTTTTCTTTCTTCTTTGTTTTTCTTTTTATGTAATATGGCATTATTAAATTATAAATTTAAGAAGGGGCATATCCTTCCCAAAAAGAAGTGTAATGTGTCTAATTTTAACTTAATCATAAAAGATTGGATATGCCCCAGTTATTTATTATCTTTGTCTTTGTCTAATTTTAATTTTTTCAATTATGGGTAGATTTACAAACGAGCAATTATTAAAATTGCAACAGAATTTGAAAGTTGGCAGATGTCCTAATTGTGGATATGAAGGTAATAAGGATGTATGTCCAGAAGAAATGCACCTTGTCTCTTTAGACATTGATTCAAGACATACAGTAGGGCTCGAATCTTTAGGTTCATATCCAGTAGTGATGGCAGTATGCCCTAATTGTGGTTTTATTTCACTTTTTAGTAAGAAATTTTTGTGTAGATAATCTACAATTTAAAACCCATCCGTCTCCCTTTACATTTATTCTTAAAGGAGACGGATATTTTCCTTTATTATTAATTCCTTTTCTCATATTATTCATAATTTTAGTTTGTGGTACCGGCAGGATTCGAACCTGCATGAGTTGTCAGTTCTTTGCATCTATGGATTGACCGTCCAATCATTGAGCATAGCGTCTACCAATTCCGCCACGATACCAATGCCCGGCTTTCCGGGCGTTTATTCATGCTATTTCGTTATTTTTAAAAACTCAGGGGCAATTCCATAAAGTGGTGTACGGCCATCCCATTTATCTATGAATTGCTTATAGAGTATTTCTTTAGTCAACCCACGTGATTGAATGATAGCCTGTTCTGTTTTTAATTGCTCCAATTCGTTGCGTTTCTTCTGCTCTGCAATCTGCTGGTCTAATACAGATATATTGGTATTCACCTCATTACGACTATCAATCTTCTCACGCACAGCCTTTGAAAATTCAAGCTGTGCAGAAAAAGTCAGCAATTGAAGCCCTCTTTTCTCAAATTCTTTATCCACAATCTGCTCCAACCGCTTTTCAAAAAGAAGAGAACCACCGTCAGCCATTAAACTGTCTGTCTTGTGCTTACGGCTTTCTTCTTTGATTAAATCATAAATACGAGGTTCAAGTATATTATCTTCAAGGCTTTGCATAAACCCGTCTTTTCCTGATTCTGTATCAGCTTTATCTATATGTTTGTTATCGAATACAACATCTATAGCTCTATTCTTGATAACTTTATAAGAATAAGTAGGACGTGCGTTAAATTCAGTGTTATCAGCAGCCTTCAATGTGACAGGTTCAGCAAATTCCCCTCTTTGGTCAAACAATGGAACTTGAAACAATTCAGTGCCCCATTCCCAAGTGGAAACTTTACCGGACACTACCTTAAAATCCTCTTTTCCTTGCTTCCCATAGTTCTCCATTAGAACACCGGCATAATTAGGGGCTACTCTTTCGCATGAAGCAAATACCACTAAGGTCATACAGACCAACATTAGATTAATCAATCTTTTCATTCTTCAAATTTTTAATTAGTTTATAAACGAAATAAATCACTGTGGCTGATATTATTACCACGCCCAGCCAAGCGTTGAGGTGATTGAATATTCTGTTTCCGATAGATACTCCGACTACCAGAAACAGAATTAAATAAATTTGCTTTCTCATTGTTACACCTCAATGATTACGATGTCAGGTGCAACACCTTTGATTGCTTCAACCTGTTTGTCAATCACCTTATTCTTGTATTCTTCAATGGCCTCATTCGCACCGGCAGAAACCAAAGAAAGGGAAACTTCCCGTCCGTCCACATCGGCGTAGATTTCAACTTCGATTTCTTCACAGGCAAAACCTTTGAAAAGAGGGATATTCAGTTTGAACGATTTTGGCAGATTGGAATCAACCACTTGAGAATAGTTATCCGTCTTGTTTCCGTTTTCCTCTTTACTACGTTCTATATCCTGGTTTACTTTCGCCTTGAAATTCTTCAAAGTAGAAACCAGCATCATGTTCTGTGATTTGTCTTTGAAGAAAGCACGGTGCATCTTGAAGAACTGGGATAACTTAATAGGTTCCCATTTCCTTTCCGCATTGATACCGAACTCCTGCATTTCCTTTGAAGCCTGTAAAACTCCACTAATTACTGTCTGGTAATAATTGGTTTCATCAATAGTCAAAGCCAGACACATCTTATCACGGTTCACAATGATATTGGCCGATTTCTGATTAATCAGTTCGACACGCTTTTCCAGCCATCTGAAGGGTGCTTCTATCGTTCCATTGATAACTACTCTCTCCGGTTCTTTCGGGTCAAGGGCTACGGATGCTTTACCTTCTCTCAATACTACTTCGATGGGGGTACCATTGTACTCTTTCGGTACTACCAAATTGATTTTGTTTTCACTCATGATTCTGTTCCAGTTTTACGGTTAATACTAAATACTGTCTTCTGCATTTCTTGTGGCATGATTGGGCGGCTATAAACCAGTTCACCTAACTTGTTGTAGAATCCTACCATCTTTTCTTTATGGTATAGGAATTTTGCACATTCTTCATTCTCGACGAACTCCGAACCTCTTTTGATGTGGTCCAAAAGTTCCTGTTTTTCTTCATTCAAAGGCTTTAGGCGTTCTTTGAAACTCTCCATAGCCTCTTTCTTCTCCATCTCGACATCGTTGATGGTGATAGATACCTCAGCCAATGTTTCTTTCTTCTGAGCCAGTTCTTCGGGGGTGAATCTGTGGGTGTAGCCGATTTTCTCCACTGCATCGGCGTTGTCCTGAAGGAACTGCCATCGTTCCTGCTCAGGAATGTCTTGTCCTAAAAATTTGTCCATAATTATCTATAACTTTTTACACCGAACCTATTATAAATCTTTTTAGCGGTACCCATACCATTATAAACAGGGATGAAACTTCTTTGTAAGGCCTTCTCTCTTTGATGAATGCCGCTTGAATTAGGATTAATTGACTTCTCTGGATTAAAGAATCTTGCTACATCTTGGGGAAATTTTCTTTTTTTCATAATCTCAAAATTTTAGATAAACTCTTTATTACGTTCGATTTCTTGTTGTGCAAAAATTAGCATCTGCTGTTCGTTGGCAGCATATCTTACGGTTTATAATCTCGTTTATATATCCATCTATATCCTCCAGCTGTTGAATGCTTTTTTACAGCACGCCATATGCCACCATGATGAATACCAGTCTGCCTTTCTGCTTCATTTGTTGAGGGATATTCATTAACAAAATTGCCGTCTAAATCCAACTGTACGACAGGTATAGAGCATTTACCATTTTTATTGGCATTACCTATTTTTTGAGAATGCTCTTTTGATAGATGTTTTCCATAAAAATGATGTTTTGCTCCTATTTTGCATTCACTCAATCTCTTTTTAGTAATCGGGTTATTTTGATTTTCCTTTATTGTTACCCATCTTAGATTTTCAACTCTATTATCCGTTCTATTTCCATTTATATGGTCTATACACGTCTTTCTTAATACATTTTCAATAAAGGCGGCTGCAACAAGCTTGTGAATAGGAATTGTTTTCCCTTTACTGTTCTTTTTTAAACAAACTGTTAAATAGCCATACTTATTAGGTCTTGGTTTGATACTAACTCCTTTTCTGAAAATAACTTGTTTATTTTTTAGATAAGGAGCATCATACCATCTGTCTTTTGACCTGACATTGCCTTTATTGGATACTTGGTAATATTCTTCATACCCTATAATATCCTTCCAAACTTCTTCCATAAGAATAGTTTTATAAAAATTCTTTATTATTTTCTATTGCCTGTTGGATATGGATTAAAAAATCACGTTCAGAACTACTTGGTAAGTAAATACCGGCCACAGATGCGCTCCAGTTACGAAAGCGGTCAATGCTCAAAGTCATTTCACCTGTTGTCAGTTCTGCAGAACTTCGCAGATAGGTTACTTCCTTGCCTTTCTTGTTGACCGTCTTTCTCTCAAACAAATCACGGTTGCAAGTCCTTTTGTAGAAGTCTATCTTTGCTTCATCAAGGCTGCAACCGTACTCACTGCCGAAATACCCTAAAAGCAGATGCAAATAGCTGTTCTGGGATAGCGTGCGGTTAGGGAGCTTCTTTCTCACTTCCACAACTGCATGCTCCTGGAACAGCTTGTTTACATAAGCCTTGAACTTGGGTATATCGTATTCATTCTTCAGATTGAATATGCTCATAGGCTAGAACGGTAAGTCATCTTTGGGATTTCCATTCGCATCTACATCAGGTGGAAACGCCTGTGCCATGGTTGGCGTGTGTGTCGGTGCCGGTTGCTGTGCTGGCACGGATGCTGGCTGGTGCATTGGCTGACGGCCTTCCAGTTTATAGCAGC